AGGGAAGTCCAAGAAGAAGCGGACACGTAGGTAAGCGTCCTCGATCTCGCTCGGCTGCAGGTACTCGCCGAGAGCATCGTGCAGGTCGGCGCGCTTGAGACCATCGAGAGCATCCCACGTGTCTCCGAGGTCGACGCTCCGTCGGAAGATGTATTTGTGGAACACGTTGTGGTAGCGGTCGAACGTCTTGCCGAACGAGACCGCGTTGTCCCACGCGACGAGGCGGTAGTACGGCCGATCGTTGTCTGCCTTCACGAGGAAGCCGACGTTGTTGGCGTGTCGATCGCGGACACCACCGAGGATGTCGCACGCTAGGAGATGCTTCCAGAACTTCTTCGGCACTGCCATGCAGGTCTCCGCGAGCAGAGCGCCCCAGTGCGGATCACCGATGTTCTTCAGCTTCGGCTCCAGCTCGTTGAGGTGGTGAGCCGGCACGAACAGCTGAGCCGAGGAGACGTGTCCGGGAACAGCCTTCGTCGTGAGCGCGGTCTCGGGCACGATGTCGCCGTATCCGAGCAGCACCGACGCGCGATAGAACGCGACCTCGCGCGTCGGGTGAAGCTCTGCCGCGATGCCACGCTGCTTGCGGTGGCCGCTCGGCAGTTTTTCCTTCGCCACCTTGATGATCGCCCTGATGCCGTTCTCGTACGTCGCGAGCAGCGCGCCGCTCTTGCCACCTGGCGCCTTGCCGAGCTTGCGTGGCTTCTCCGACCGGACCATGTCGGAGAACTCACTCATGTTCGCACTCGTGCTCGGCGAGCTGCTTGTCGAGCTGCTCGACAGGTACCGACTTCTTCAAGCCGACGTAGACCATCCTGCCGAGCTTGTCGAAGCCCATCCCTGCGGGGAGCACCTGCAGCGGGCATCGACAGAACGGGTGGACGGCACCGACCACGGCTTTCAGCTCGGTGCGTGAGCGACCGGAAAACGTCGGACGGCGGGCGTGACGACCGACGTTCGACCCGTTCGCGAGCAGCTCGCTGAGACGGAACACGCGCGGCGTGACCTTGTCCGGCTTCAGGTAGAGCAGCGCGCAGAACGCACAATGGCCAGGACGCGGACGCTTGAACACGCGTGGGTCTCGATCGGGACTGCGATGCGCGAGCACGATCGCCTTCGCCTCTTCCACCGCGTTGTGCATCTCGGTGTGCGCAGTACGGAGCCAGTCGCGCTTGAGGTCCATCGTGGCGGTGCGGATCCGCTTCGCGACTTCGGTCGCCTCGGCTCGTTCTTCCACGCCGCGAACGACCTCACGCTGGAGCTTGGTGAGACGACGCCGGCGGAGCTTGTCGTCAGCGTCTACCAGGATGTGTCCGGTGGTGGCATCGAGCTTGTTGCCGAGCCCTCGCACGTGTTGACCGATGCGGTCACGGAGGATCGCCACCGCTTCGCGCTCGGCCTCGGTGATGACCTGCGGGTCGTCGCGGACCTGGCGCCAGAACTCATCAGGCGTCAAGAGCGGAGGTTTCTCCACGTCGAACGTGCGAGCGGTGGCGCTAGGAGTCATCTCGTGCACGCGCGCGATGTGCTCGCGCTCGGCCTCTGCCCGCATGCTTTCGAGCGCTGACGACTGCTCCTCGCCTGCGATCGACCCGAGCGAGTGCGCGGCGAGAGCAGCGTCCTGTGGCAGGAGCTTCTCGTCGCGGATCTTGCCGCCAGCGTGGAGACGAACGTAGTCGTCGTGGTCGATCGCCGTCGGACCGAACATCTCGGCGAGGAACGCGAGGTGACCGTCGCGGATCACCTGCGCGATGCGACGACGCTGGAGCGGTGACAGGAATCGCTCAGCCATTGGCTTGCTCTTGGTCTTCTTCTTCGTCGCGAACGACTGCGATGTCGGGCTGCTCGACCGGCACGAACTCGCGGAGCTTGAGCGGCTCCGGTCCGAACAGCTTCTCCTTCTCCTCGTCCGTCATCCGTTCCCAGTGCCCGTTGGTCGCCAGCCAGTCAGGTTGGTCGACGCCGAGACGATCGCAGTAGTAGCGCAGGGCCGGCAAGACCTTCTCGACGTACCAGCGGCGCGCCTTCGCAGTGTTCTTCACGACCTTGTTCTTGATCGGGTCGGAGAACGCGGCGAGCCGATCCTGCAGCTCCTCCGCGTCGTTGATCACGAACACCGACGCGGGCGTCGTCACGTGCAGCGCTGGTTCGTCGCCTTCGTCGACGAGATCCAACATGAACACGCTGTCCCGGTTCGCCATCTACTCCGACCTTCGCTTCTTCTGAGGCTGCGGGTCAAGGTCGACGTTCTTTGGATTCAGAACGTCGACGAGGCGGTCGACGAGGACGTCGAGGTGCTGACGGACGAGAGGCAGGGCAGCACCCCACCGGTCGGACTTGCCGCTGAGCCCTTCGAGCACCGCGGTGCCGAGCGCGCCCGACCCAGCTTCTTTCTGCTTCTCGTTCGAGTACGAGCGCGTCTCCGGGTCCCACCGGCGGTGCAGCTCCGCCGCGGCGTAGAGCATCATCAGCTGCGAGGCTGACAGTCGGGTGAGCTTGTCGCCGGACGCGAGCAGCGGGTTGCTCTGCGGATCGTCCACGAGCAGACGATCGTCGAGCATGAGGCTGCCCTTGAGGTGAGGGCGGTCATGCGCGTGCGCGTGCGCGTCGGAGCGCGATGCTCCGACGAACAGGCCGAGCTTCTTCATGCCTTCGAGCACCTCGGATACCTGCTTGCTCGGATCCCACGCGCTGATGATCTGTGATGCCAGGCTCTGCGACGCGGTGGCAGTTCGTTTCGCAGCAGCGAAGAACCTGTTGCGTTGCCGATCGCCGTCCTCGGAGTAGTCCTCCATGAACGACTCGTCGGTCTTGAGAGCCTCGTACTTCGAGAACACGCCGTCGAGCAGCGGCTTGATCTCGTCGTTGAGGATCTCGTTCCACTCTCCGTCTGCGTCTTCGGACTCCGACTCGTCGCCCATGAACAACGGGCGCTGCGCGGAGAAGAACTCGAACACCGCCTCCTCGTACGTCAGGTTCTGCGGTCCGAAGCGCAGCTGCGCGAGGTCGCCCTTGAGGTCGTCGGGCGTGAGACCCGTGCAGTCGAGGAACGCGTCGAACAGCGCACCCGACTGGTTCTGGGTGCCGTACCAAGAGCCGAGGAACCGCAGCTCGGGCGGAGTGAACCCGTACTTGTCGCCGCTGCTCATCAGGAACCCGGTGAGGTCGCGGTCGATCCCGTTCATGCCTTGGAACGGTGACGGCCGGTAGTGAGCGACGCGTGGTGCCACGTGGTCACTGTTGGCCCTCTGCTTGAAGCCGCCCTGTGGCTTGTCTCCGTAGCGGATGTGGCCGGCGCCGTCGCGGTACCACTTCCCACCCTTCGCTCCAGGCGAGTACACCTGCGTGCCCGCCTTGGAGACCGTGCCGAAGTCCGGCGTGATGTAGAGGACCAGAGGCGTCGAGCACTCGGAACGACGGAGGTCGGCGTGCTGGAGCACGTCGTCGATCTCGCGGCAGATCAAGTCGAGGCGCTCGTCGTATGCCGTGACGATGCGATCGACGATGTCCTGTGCGACGGGGTGCTGTGGAGGGTTGACGCGAAAACGGAGTTGGGCTTTGACGATGATGTCGTCTCCCAACTCCGTTCCTTCGTTGAACAGCTCGTCTAGATCCACAGCCCGCAGGCTACCAGATTTAGATGAGCAAACGCGTGAGGTCGTTGTTCAGGTCGAGCGGTTGCGTCGGCGGCGTGCCGCCGAGCATGCCCTCGGAGATCGACTTCGCGATGGCAGCGTCCGAGCCCGGAGCGTCGCCGTAGTCGACGTACTGGACGAAGCCGCCGTCACAGTTGCGGACGGTCGTCGGCTGACCCAGCGACTTCTTCACTTCCTTCTTCTTCTTGAACGGGTTGCCGCTCGCGGCGTCGTCGCTAGAGGCGTCGTCGCTCGAACCGTCATCGCTCTCGCTCGAAGAGGCACCGCTGGCCATCGCCTTCTTCGTGTGCTTCGAGCCCTTCGAGTTCTGCACGCCGATCACGGCGTCGTACTTCTTCGCGCCTGGCACACCTCGGCTCGACGTGTGGACACCCTTGCCGTCACCGCCACGCATCACGCCACCATCCGGGTTCTGAGCCACGACGTGGGCGCTCGACGGACCGTGCTCCTTGCCGGAGAGGTGCGTGGTAGCGCCCTTGCCCTTGTGGCCGGATGCCTTCGCGAGGTCCGACTTCGTGATCGGCTCGTCGCAGTGCGGGCATGCACAGAGAACGTCGTCGTTGGGAGTGCCCAGCTCGGACTTGAATAGGTCGTTGAAGTTCGTCTTGGACATCGTTCCTCCTGATTTATGTACCACGTTCTTGATGCTGTTCGACAGTTCCGTCGCACCACCACCATCGAGCGGTCGCGGAGACTTCTTGCTGCTGGTGATGGGGCGCTCGCTTTT